CATGCTGGTACAAGAAACAAACATAGCTCTTGTCATTGTTAGTCACCTCAAGCGTCCTGCTGACAAGGGCCATGAGGAAGGGGCTGTCACCTCTCTAGCTCAGCTAAGGGGTAGTGGCTCCATTGCACAGCTTAGTGACATGGTGATTGGCTTGGAGCGTAATGGACAGGCAGAAGACTTAGAGGTTAGAAACACCACCAAGGTGAGGGTGCTAAAGAATCGTTACTCTGGGACAACAGGCCCAGCTTGCAACTTGCTTTATAACAAACACACTGGTAGGATGTTGGAACATCATATTGAAGAAGGAGATTTGCTATGATAAAGCCAGTGGTTTATTTCACAGGTGAGCCTGTGTTTTATTTCATGGAGACAGTGGATGGTGAGGTGGAGGTGGCTAAGGTGTATGGGCTTAATCATCCAAAGCTTGGCACTGGTGTGATTCGCACCTCTGTTGTTGTGAAGAAGAACGACAATGGGTTTGAAACACTCAATACTATTTATGAGCAAGCCATAAAAGATGAGTGATGTAGAGAAATATTGGGAAGCTGTGAGGGGTAAGTGGCCCTCACCTCTCCCTGCCTTCAATCAACTCTCAATGCAAGAGCAGATGATGGTGATACAGAGTATTAACATCTTGCTTCAAGTATTGAACAACCACAAATGAGCCATGATATTTTTAGACATTGAAACCAATACAGCACACAACACCATCTGGATTTGTGTGACGATGAAGGATGGTGTAGTTAAGCGTCACACAAACCCAGACAGCTTGAAGCAAGTGTTGGATGGTGACATTGTTTGTGGGCACAACATCATAGGGTTTGATGCCCCTGTGTTAAGGAAGGTGTGGGGTGTAGACATCAATGACAGTTTGCTATGCGATACATTAATCATGTCTCGACTATACAAACCAGACATTGACATAGCTGTAATTGAGGGACAGAAGGCACCTAGCCCACACAGCCTTGAGGCTTGGGGCATCAGGCTTGGCTGTCACAAGATTGGTTTCACCGACTTCGATGGTGGCTTAACAGAAGAGATGGCTACATATTGTGAGCAAGATGTTCAGCTAACCAACAAGCTGTATAGCCATCTGGTTATAGCTATGGCTAAGGAAGGCTTTAGTGACCAGAGCATTCAGCTTGAGCATGAGGTGGCTGTCATCTGCAAGCGGATGGAAGACAACGGCTTCATGCTTGATGAACGCAAAGCAATGATGCTACAAGCTGAGCTTAGTGGACGCATGGCTGACATTGAAACAAAGATGCAAGCTGTGTTCCCTCCCATTGTTGAAGAGCGCATCTCTGAGAAGACAGGCAAGAAGCTCAAAGACAAAACCACCATCTTCAATCCCGGCAGTAGACAGCAGATCTGTGAACGGCTACAGGGCTTGGGTGTTGTCTTCACCAAAAAGACAGACAAAGGCAACTTCATTGTGGATGAGGTGGTGCTAGAGAGCATTGACCTACCAGAAGCAAAGCTTGTTGCTGAATATCTGATGTTGCAAAAGAGAGTGGCACAGATTGGTAGCTGGCTTGAGCTTGTGAAAGATGATGGCAGGGTGCATGGTAGGGTAATCACCAATGGTGCTGTGACAGGCAGAGCAACACACAGCAATCCAAACATGGCACAGGTGCCTGCTGTTGGTAGTCCATTCGGTGCTGAGTGCAGAGAGATGTGGACTGTGGCTAAGGGTAAGGTGCAGGTGGGTGTTGACCTCTCAGGCATTGAGCTTCGTTGCTTAGGCCACTACCTCCAAGACAAGGAATGGATTGAAGAGTTATTGAAGGGTGACATTCACTGGTTCAATGCTCAATCATTTGGCTTGGTGGCTAAGGGCACAGTGAAGGATGACAACAACACTGACCACAAGAAGGCTAGGAATGTGACAAAAACTCTGACATATGGGGTGTTGTATGGTGCAGGTGCAGCAAAGGCTGGCTCCATTGTTGGTGGCAACAGCACCAGAGGAAGAAAGCTGATTGATAGCTTTGTCAACAACACTCCCGGCCTTGCTTCTTTGAAGAAGAAGATTGGTAAGTTTATGACCAAGGGAAATCTTCCCGGTCTAGATGGTAGGCGTGTGTGGATTAGATCGGAGCATGCAGCCCTTAACACCCTGCTCCAATCCGCAGGTGCCATCATTGCAAAACAGTGGCTTGTAGAGGCTACAAAGGGCATTGCTGAGGCAGGTATAGATGCTAGGCTGGTGGCCTTTGTCCATGATGAAACACAATGGGAAGTTGATGTTGCACAAGCACAACAAGCCGTAGAAATAATTGAAGCTGCTGCCACAAAAGCTGGTGAGGTGCTACAATTTAGATGTCCAGTGGATGCTGAGGGAAAGATTGGCAACAACTGGCGTGAATGCCACTGACGATACTGGTGGATTTTGATAAAGGAAATTGATAATGAGTGAAAAACCTAAAGTGAAAATTAAGTGTGACATTTATTGGGCACAATTGAAGAAGATGAATGAGTTGAGTAATGCTTACCAAGTCAATCTTTGTAACTTGTCAGATGCTGCTGTTGCTGCCTTGGAAGAGATGGGCATCAGCGTGTCAGAAGACAAAGAGAAGAAGGCTGACATGGGGCGCTACATCACCTGCAAATCTAAGAACCGCCCCATCAAAGCGTTTGATGTGGATGGTGAGGAGATTGAAGAGGATGTGGGTAATGGCAGCAAGGCCAAAGCTTTGGTGGGTGTCTATGAATGGACATTCAAAAACAAGAAGGGCTTGTCTCCCACCTTGATTAAACTTGTGATCACCGACCTTGTAGAATTTGCAGGTGGTGGTGAGCTTTCTTCTAACGATGAGGATGTACTGTAATGCAAATCAAACTTGATCTCCATATTGAAACTGTGAATGCTGCTCTGACAGGATTGGGAAAACTTCCCTTTGAATATTCTGCACAGCACATCACTGCCATCCAGCAACAAGCTGCTCCACAAGTGCAGGCTGCTGAGCAAGAAGCCAAGGCTAAAGAAGCACAGCTTTCCTTGCCTCTTGACACGCCTGATGCTTGATGATAGCTCTAGTTGATGCCGACATTATTGGTTATCGACTTGCTTTCGCATGTAAGGAAGAAAGCGAAACAACTGCTAAGCACTCTCTTAATAGTTATATCGCTGACATCCTTATGTGCGGGGTGGACAACACTTTTTCTGGTTGCTTTGTTGATGCTTGGAAACTATATCTAACAGGTAAAGATAATTTCAGGATTGATGTAGCAAAGACAGCCGTGTATAAAGGCAATCGCACAGCACCCAAACCCCAACACTTAGCTGCCCTACGAAGGCACATGGTGAAGGAGTGGGGTGCTGTTGTTGTTGATGGGCAAGAGGCTGATGATGCTATAGCTATTGAGGCAACAAAGCTTGGGGATGGATGCATCATCTCCTCTGTGGATAAAGACCTAGACCAGATTGATGGCTGGCACCACAACTTTGTCAACAAGAAAAGCTATTACATCACCAAAGAACAAGGCTTATATAATTTCTATAGGCAAATACTCACTGGTGACAGTGCTGACAACATCATTGGTTTGCGTGGCATTGGAAACATAACAGCAGACAAGATGATGAAGGAAGCTGTATCTGAGCAAGACATGTATAAAATATGTGTCGATGCTTATGAAGGAAATGTAGAGCGTGTACTAGAGAATGGTATATTGCTTTGGCTTAGACGCTATGAAGGACAGACATGGACACCACCGCTGGAGGAAACAGTATGAAAGACACACAGATAAAACCCAATGACATTGCTGTCATCCTACGACCCAATCATAAAGCTGGTGTTGAATGGGATGGCGATTTTGAAGTTTTGGTGAGTGGCTTTGGCCCTGTCACTATGGGCAAGGATGACATTGACAAGCTCATTGCTATGGGTGTGTTGCTTGCTTCTGTCTTCCCATTCATGGAAAAGAATGCTGACATAACCCACCTAATCATGGAGCATTGCAACAAATTCTATGGGGATGTTGGTGAAGTGGACTTCGATTTAAATCACAATAGCTTTAGTGATGAATTCACTTTGACAGCAGACACAGCCACAGTTGGAGGGAAGCATTAACATGAACATTGCTGAAACACTAGATGAGCGTGGCAGGAAGTATGGGGTTTATATGAGTGTGGCAACCATCTCTCAAGACTTGAAAGAAGTTATTAGGAGTGGCCCAAACTATCACCTGTTAGACCCAGACATGGCTGAAAGCTTAGACATGATATGTAATAAGCTTTCTCGTATTGTTAACGGCGACCCCTTCTACAAAGATAGTTGGCATGACATTATTGGATATGCTCAGCTTGTAGACACACGCTTGGAGAAGATGGAATGATTAAGGTGGAAGTGTCTATGACAATATACATCGACCCTCTTGATTTGCTATCAACATATATTGATGAGGAAACCATCAGGGAATTTGTTGAAATTCCAATCAAAGATGCTTTGTCTGATGTTAACGAACTGGTGATTAATCACATTGACATTGAGGGACTAGAATGAATGAGTCTTTAAATGTCAACATCAGACAAGCCAACAATGGCTACATTGTTCAGTATGAGGAAACCCACAAGGGGTTGGAAATATCTGCTGAGTTTGTTGCTCTAGATCTTGAAGAAGCTCTAGACATTATTCAGGACATGTTCTCACAGGAACAGAGCAGTGCCGACATGTCCAACATCTTGGACACACCCATTGAACAAGACAAGAAATGATGGACAGTGGACAGATGCTAGGTTTCGTAGCTTTGTAACATCAGCCCTTAGAGCAGCCTCTCGTAGGTGGCCTCCTAAGTATGCTGCGTTGAAGGCTGCGTTAATTGGCAGAAAGAAGAATAAGAAGACAGGTATGTTGGCACAGCATTATAAATGTGCAATGTGTAGTGAACAGTATGTAGCTGCTGATGTGCAAGTTGACCACATCAATCCAGTGGTAGATCCTGCTAAAGGATTTATTAATTGGGACATCTACATTGATCGTATCTTCTGTGAGGTGGATAAGTTGCAGGTGTTGTGCCGTAGCTGCCACAAAGAAAAGACAGCAGAAGAAAAACTTTTAAGGAAAAAGAAATGAAGATTGATTTTCAAGTGGTTAAAGAGAACGAAGATGGTAGTGCTGATTGCACCTTGGACATGGACAAGGATGCGGTGCAAGTGCTAATTAACTTTGGCTTTGTTACGATGTTGTCTAAGGCGATTGAAGAAGGCAAGCTGTACACACCTGCATACTTAGACAAAGAAAAGAAAGACACTAAGCTAGTGCCTATGAATGATGACCAGATTAATGACATAGTTGTCGGTAGTCTTAAAGATTCTTTTGAGACACAGTTTCATTCTCTCTCTGACCATAAAGACGATATTGTTTTCCAACACAAAGTGAAAGAAGCCTGTAAAGTTTTGCTTAGTTACTACATGATTCCCAGTGAAGCAGAACAATATATTGAGGACATTGAGGAAAAGTATGAGGACAGCTAAACTTATCTGGGTAACACCAGATGCTGAAAACCTAGTGGCTTACATGGCTAGGGTGTCTAATCCAGAGAACCAAGACAACCCTGCCACTGCCCCTAAGCTTCTCTCCTACCTCATTAAGAACAAACATTGGAGTCCTTTTGAGATGGTCAATGTCTGTATGGAAATTGAAACCACCAGAGACATTGCTAGACAAATATTGAGGCATAGAAGCTTTAGCTTCCAAGAGTTTAGCCAACGCTATGCTGAGGTGGTTAACTGGGACAAGGGTGAGGCTAGGCTGCAAGACAACAAGAACAGACAGAACAGCATTCCCACCCAAGACAGAGAGCTTCAACGCTGGTGGGATGAGCAGCAAGTTGCTGTATGGAAGCAGTCTACAG